AACGAATGACAAGCCAAGGTCTGGTGAGGTTCAAAAGAAACCTACGACAGTGGTTGCCTCTGTGTCTCGTTCTACGAGCTCAGGAAAAATTAAGCTGACAACTACGCAAGTAGCGTTGGCTAAAAAATTAGGTTTAACCCCGCAGCAATACGCTGCTCAAGTAGCAAAACTGGAGAACTGAAATGGCTGAAACAATCGACCGCACAAATCGTGACTTAAAAACACGCGAAAAATCTGCTCGTGCTGTATACGTACCGCCGACAAACTTGCCTGATCCAACGCCTGAACCGGGCTATGTGTATCGCTGGGTAGCGACTCACGTTCTGGGACAAGCGGAAGTGACCAACGTATCGCGCAAAATGCGTGAAGGTTGGGAGCCGGTAAAGGCAGAAGACCATCCGGAGTTGATGATGGTTGGGAACGAAAAGACTGGGAACGTGGAAATTGGTGGCCTCATGCTCTGCAAGATGCTTGCCGAAAAAGCCAAAGCCCGGGACGAGTACTACAACCAACAAGCTCAAAACCAGATGGATTCAGTTGACAATAGCTTCATGCGACAAAATGATCCACGTATGCCGTTGTTTGCCGACCGCAAGTCGACATCTACGCGTGGTGGGTTTGGTTCTGGTTCTAAATAACTTAGGAGTCCTTAAATGGCATCTACACTCTCTCCTTACGGCTTCCGTGCCGTAAATGAATTGGGTGGCCTACCATACGCTGGTAGCACTCGTTCATTCCCTATTAACCCTGCCGGTTACGCCGTCAACATCTTTAACGGATCGTTGGTGTACGTGGCTGCTTCGGGTTATTTGCAAATCGTGACTACAACTGGTGCTGACAGCAACACTGCTGGCTTCCCAACAGGTGCAGGCACATCTACTAACTCTGGCGCTATTGGCGTTTTTGTTGGTTGCACATACACGAACGCACAAGGTCAGATCATCTACTCTCAGTATTACCCTGCCAACACAGCTTCTGTGAACGGCTCGACTATTACTGCGTATGTTGTTGATGACGACCGCGCTGTGTTCCAAGTTCAAGCTGCGGCTCTGTTGCTGCTTCTGCTTTGGGCACAAACGTGTACTTGGCTGCTGTTCAAAGCACCAGCACAGGTTCTACAACTACTGGTAACTCCACTTCTAACGTGTCTGCTACGTCACAAGCTACCACTGCGGCTTTCCGCATTGTTGGTTTTGTGAACAACGCACAGTCACAAGTTGGTGACCAATATACTGATTTGCTGGTGAAGTTCAACCCCGGCTACCACTCATACACAACTGCGGTTGGCCTGTAAGGAGTAATTCACCATGGCAATTTCACGCGCACAACTACTTAAAGAGTTGCTCCCCGGCTTGAACGCTTTGTTCGGCATGGAATACGCTCGCTACGGCGAAGAGCACAAAGAAATCTACGAAACAGAGAAATCTGAGCGTAGCTTCGAAGAAGAAACAAAGCTGGCTGGCTTTGGTTCTGCTCCAGTCAAGAACGAGGGCCAAGCCATTGCTTATGACAATGCGCAGGAAGCCTTCACTGCACGTTACAACCACGAGACTATCGCCCTCGGTTTCTCCATCACGGAAGAAGCTGTGGAAGATAACTTGTATGACAGCTTGTCTGCTCGTTATACAAAGGCTCTGGCCCGTGCTATGGCTTACACCAAGCAAGTTAAAGCTGCTTCCGTTATCAACAACGGTTTCAACGGCTCATACTTGGGTGGTGACGGCGTCACTTTGTTCGGTAACAACAGCTCTAGCAGCCGTGTTGGTCACCCCCTCGTTAACGGTGGTGTGAACTACAACAGCCCAACAACTGGTGTTGACTTGAACGAAACATCTTTGGAAAACGCCGTGATTCAAATCGCAGCGTGGGTGGACGAGCGTGGTCTGTTGATCGCCGCTAAGCCCCGTAAGATGGTTGTTCCTCCAGCATTGATGTTCGTTGCTAAGCGTTTGCTTGACACCGAATTGCGTGTTGGTACTAACGACAACGACATCAACGCACTGAAACAGATGGGCGCAATCCCTGAAGGTTACACAGTGAACCACTTCTTGACCGACAGCAACGGCTGGTATTTGATTACCGACGTGCCAAACGGCATGAAGCATTTCGAGCGTATCGCCTTGCAAAACAGCATGGACGGTGACTTCGATACAGGTAACGTTCGTTACAAAGCCCGTGAGCGTTATAGCTTCGGTTGGTCTGATCCTCTCGGTATGTGGGGTTCA